CATACAGGTCACCAAAACTCTTTTGTTGATCTAACGGAACCAGCACCACTGAACTGATAATAGTACCTAGTTGTCTGTGCAAGTATGCCGCCAACTCTGAGAAATAGAAAGTATCGCCAAAACTCCATTTGTCAATGCTGAAATATGTGTTCATTTCTGCCAATACTGAACTCTTGATCTCGCTGGTGCTGGCTGTGCTGTTCTGCGCACGTATGACCTTGATAGTGGCACGTAGTTCTTGTGCAGCTTTGGGACCAAATAGTGGCTTGAATATCACCGAGTTGACCACAATATTATCTGAAATCATTTTGTAATCTTGCAGTGCTTGGTAATCAGTTGACAACTGATCAATGGTGGGCAATGCTGGCTCTGTAACGGTGCCAGTGGTATCTCTCAACCAATTTTGATATGCGGTGTAATAACTCAATGTGACCACATACAAGTCAATGATGTTGGTAGAGCCTGGGTCAATTCTGTTGGTCAATGGTGAGTTGTGACGGTATTGAAAATACAAACTTTGTCGGCCAGTTTTTGCAATCCACCCAGTTACTGAAATGATAGTACGCACACCAGTAACGGTGATGCTGAGTTGATAAAACGCATCTTCTTCATAGGCATAAAACACCTGCCCCGGTGTCCATTCAGTTTTGGCCAGTTCAATTTCGTCCAATGTACCATAGTCGTATATCACAATGCCTTCTTCAACCAACAAGTAACGTTGCAAGTTGTCAAAGTCCACAGTTTGTTGCAAGAACACAAATGGTCCTGAAGTGGTAGCAGGCCCTACAATTTCATCAAAGAAGTCCGGATTGTCTGGCACACCATCATTGTCTGAGTCACGATAACTTACCAACACCTGGAAGTCGTCTACATAGCCGTCACTTTCTACAGGTTGCCCAATGATAGTGGTGTAGATATCACCAGGTAAAGGTGCTGTGGAATCAGGCTGTGTATTCACAGCCAACACATTGATAAAGTCTTTGATAATTGTGCCTGTGCGGCTGTCGTATACCAGTTGATCTTCGTAAAAGAAAAATCTTGTTTGTAGTACTGATCCAAAGTTGTAACTTAGTCCACGGAATGTGATAGTGTAGTTTTGATTTTGCACTACAAATTGCACCAACCAACTGGCATCAAGATTGGCCCCAGATGTATTGTCAGCATACTGCTGACTCCATGGCGCAGAGTTGCTTTGTGAATATGCATCAAGATTGGTGCTGTATATGATATACCAGGTATAAGGGGTGCCGGTTATGTCACCATTGTTGTCATATCCTAGACCAAAGTTACGGTACAACAAAATTTGTTCTGCCATGGCTTGTTCAACGTCATTTGGTAGATCTGTCACAAACAACGGAATAATTGTGTCTACAATAGCACCTGTGGGCACAAAGTTGTTGATTGTGACCGGTCCGGCACCTGTGCTTAGATTGCCCAGGCCACCATTGTATCCATCTCCTATGATGAGTTGTGGACTGGCCCAAATTTCCATGCGTTCATCTGCTCGCATGGGGGTGCCTTGCACCAGTCTGTTGTTGCGATCAAAGTAATAGCCGGTGGGCGGCACAAACTTGATCAAGCTGCCTGGTATCACATACTGAAACATTGTGGTAGTGGTATCTCCTACCGGAATAGGAGTACCGTCTGGCCAGGTCGCACTGATAGTGGTATTTCTAAAATAACCAGTAGTTTCATTGGCCAATGTTGTACTTTGATTCCAGGTATACCCACTTAACCAAGTGACGCCTGTGGGTTGAGTAGTAGATGTGATGCGTGGAAAATTTGAATAATAAAATTGTCGTACAGTATCACCGTCAATGGCTGGCTGTACTTGATTGGTAATAATATCTGCAATCTCGTTACGGTTTGTGTATGAAAACAAAATAGTAGGCAAAATATTTTGTCTCCATATACCGCCATCACTTGAAAATGTGTTGGTTGATGAATATTTGCCTGTGTTGTCCACAAGATCAAGGTAACGGCTGGTACCAATGCTGGCACGATTCAATGCTTTTGATTTGATAATACTGTTGTATTGTGTGTAAGGGAACAGGTTATAGTCTTCGCCGTTGACCATACGATTCTGTGTGTAGTAACGTGCAGGAGCACGTTGCTTGATTTCGCCAATGGGTTCACGTGCCTGGCTGTTTGATACAGGACGTGTGATACCGCAAGTGAATGTAATTGTTTGCAAGTTGCCGTTGCGGTCAGTGTAACTGATGGGCAACACAACGTTTTGCATTTCTTCAGGGTTGATAATGTATTGCAGGCCGTTGCTGGCACGTACATAGGCACGGAAAATGCCCACAGGAATCTCTGAGAATACGCCATCACCAAACACCATGGTGATTTGGTCATTGGCTCTAGAAGTCACTGAATAAATTGGTTGCAAAATATTGTTGCGTTGTTCAGCCGCAGTGTACACGTTTTCAACAAATTGCCATTCACGGCTGATGTTGCCAATGTTGTCCAATTGAAACAACCAGCGATCGTCATTGTTTACACCTTCAACATTGATGTCCACTGTGCGGTTGGCAATGCGTTCGGCTAAATTGAAATCTTGATTTTGTAAAATGCCTTGTTTGAAAAAGAAGAAGTAACCTGTGTTGGCTGATTGAAACCCCAGTTGATCGTTTCTAAACAGCATGTTAAACACTGTGTTGGGCGCAGGAGCAGGTTCGTACACATAATCTTTTCCAACCGACGTAGAAGTCGTGGCTTCAAAAGGCATGTTGATGCCGTCCACTGTGGCAGTGTAAGGAATGACAGGTAAAAATCCTGACACCAAATTGATACCATATTCAGCAGTGTCTACCCCCAGGATGGTTTGACGATTGCCCGGACGACCTACTTTTTGACTGTCAACAAGACTGGCGTTGATAATGGCTGTGAATTGTTCTTGCCAGTCCACATTGGTGGGATCAGCCCAATTGATAGTGACATTGCTCAAATTTACACCGTTGTAATCCACAACATTTTCAGTTGTAGTTACGTTGAATACTTTGAGGAATCCTTCGGCTGCTGCATTACGCTTGGCAGTGTAGCTTACAAGATTGGCCAGTCGTACTACACTATCTCTACGTTCGGCTGTGTCTATGTAATTTTCTCTGGTGTTCAAGTCAGTACGGAATGCCAGTGCCTGGCCCATGAAAGCCATGACATCCAGCAAGGCAATAAATTCACTGGATTCAATGTAGTCATTGAATGTTTCAGGATAGTACAAACGCAAATAGTCAATGAAACTTTTACGAAGAGTTTCAAAGTCGTAACTTTGAAAGTCGGCTTCGCGGTAAGTTTGGTAGACTTGTTTCCAATCTTCTACGCCAAATATTGCTGTCTGTCTTGTGGTGGTTGCCATTTTTGTCTCGTCCGTGCTTTATTTATTAATAATAAAAACGGCGTAGTTATACGTAACTGGCATTACGAGTTTGTTCGTCAAAGAATATGCTGAGAATTTCGGCGTTAGTGGTGTTGATAACCGTGATCTGAAGTTGTATCAATATGCCATTTTCCTGGGGAAACACTTGTATGTCATTGATAGTGAGTCTGGGATCACCACCTGCCACTCTCTGCACTTCAGCACGTATCTGTTGTGAAATTTGTTCAACTTGATTTTCAAACAAAAAATCATACAGTGCAGTGCCATAGCCCGGACGCCCAGGCAGTTCACCTTGACGAATGCTAAAGGCGTTCAACAGGTCTCGCTGAATTAGATCAAAGTCTGTGAGCGTGAACTTTTTGAATTGATTGATGGTGTTGAAGCCGATAAATGTGGTCATGACAATATTTATGGTGGTCAGGCAGTGGTACTTTGCGCAGCAAATTCTTTGAGTTTTTCAATGGTGGTTTCAATACGTTTTCTAAGTCCAATCAGATCTTTGATTTCTTTGTCAATGCTTGTTAGTACTATAGACGCTGCTGGCTCAATGCGAACTACTCGTTCAGCTTGCCGTTTGAGATCCAATAGTTTGCTGTCTGCCAATGCAATTTCGCCCAGCAGATCTTCAAGTTGAAGAATCACAGCAAAAGGATTATTACTGTTGCCACTTCTTCCTATTACATCTCGTTTGATATACAAATCAATTGTTTTTATTTCCCCAAATTTCTTTTGTATTTCAAAGGCTTCTTTTTGTGCATTGATTTGATCTGACACAGTGTATTTTACTGTGGGCACTTTGTCATTGCCCACAATGCGTTTGCTGGCTGCATCCACAGTTTGTCGATTCACTGTGTCAACTGCCGGCAACGGTGTGATCACTGCTTTCATGGGATCATCTATTTTAAAATTTGCAAAATCTGCTGCAAATGCTCCATCTCTTACTGCGGTGTCTAATTTAGACTTGATGTCTGCTGGCAACGGTAGTCCTTTGGCCCAGTCCAGTGTAGTGGGTATGCTTTTGGCAGCGGCGTTGGCCAGGCCGGCCAATGATGCGGTGCTTAATTTGTCTGTGGGTATGCCCAATTGCTTGACTGCATTGAGTCCTTGACTCATAAGTTGCTGTTGAATACTATCCTGAGTTGGCACTGAACCTAACAAACTGTCTAGACTATTGATACCATCTTTTCCAGTAAACACTGCTGGACTTTTCAACACGTCAGTCAGAGAATTAATACCTTGCTTCAAGTATGTGGCTGCGGTGCCTGGTTTGAGTACTCCAACAGATTCTAATTGTGATGCGTCAAACCCAAATTTGCCTGCACCGAGGGCGTCTGATATTGCGCTGGATGCTTGTCCCACAAGTTTGCTGGCCGAACTCATGGCAGCCGTGACATCAGAGATACCCAATCCCTGTATGGGCACAAGAGACGCACCTTGCTTGGCAAAGTCTGCTACATTGATGCCATTGGCCACTGGCAAGTTACTCACAACAGATGATATTCCTGACAGTGTTTTGCTGGCCACTGATTGTGCTTGTGCCGCTATGTCGCCAACTCCAGGTATATTTTTAATGGCTCCTGACAAGTCGCCACCAATGCCCTTGGCTGCTTGTGCCAGTTGTGCTTGAGCACCGGCCAGTCCATCAGCAGCCTGTGTGGCAGCACTGAGTACATCACCTTTTTTGAATCCCACCAAACTGCCAGCACTGACTTGTTTGTCAAATATGGCCTTGGCTTGAGCCTGGCTGAGACTTGGCGGGCCTTTGATTTCAAAAGGTTGTCCATTAACAGGATTGGTAAAACTAAAAATACTCATTTGGCTGAGATCTCCACGCCAGCAGGCACAGGCGTAGCACCCGGTGGAGGTGTTGGTTTGCCTGGCTCAAACTGTGTTTCCACCGCCACACCCTTGTTGTGATAAGGATACGGTTCGTGTGTGGGTGCTCGTGTGACAATGCTTTCTAGTTTGTCTTTTTGCACTTTCCATCCGGTGCTTGTGCTGAACGTCACATCGTCCATGGTGGTTTTTTGTATGAGCTTGGGTGCGGTCACTGTGGGTGCCGCAGGACCATTTAAGTCTATACCGCTAGCAGTAAACAACAATGATTCACCGCCGTTCCAAGATCCACCTGCACTTTGCAATGCCATTGATCCGTCGGCCTTGATACCTATCTTGGCTTTGCTGTAGATGGTTATGTCTTTTTTCACTGTGGCAGTGAGATCAGCATCGGCCTCCAAATTAATATTAGACATGGCCTTCATTTTTAAATTGCGACCAGCATACATGTTGATGTCACGATCAGCATGCAAATTGATGTCGCCCTGGGTGCGTATGTTCACACTGTTGGTACTGAACACATCCACTGTGCCTTCTTGACCAAACTCCAGCCAAGTTTGTCCATTGGCATGCAATATGTAAAAGAAGTTGCCAGAGTCGTTCATTGTGATCTGATGCCCTTTGGCTGTGCGCAGTCTGAACAAGGCATTTTTGCCGTCAATGTCACCGTCATCCATCACAAAAGTATGTCCGCCCATGCGGCTGATTACTTGTGCATCTTCAGGTTTGAGTTCTCCAGTTTGTACTTTTTTACGAAGATCATCAGGACTCATACCGCCTTGATACACAGCAACTCCTGGTGTGCTTACTCCAAAAACAGCACTGGGACTTTCTCTTTGGCTACTAGATTGTATAGGACCACGTTCTATATCTTCACCAACGCCTTGTTGAAACAATGCCTGTGCTACAACACCTTGCACAGGTTTTTTCTGCTTGAAAAATTCACTGGAATTTAGAACGCTATTGTTGTTGGTATTGATCTCTGTAACTGGCAACAACGTTGCATCAGCAAAGTATGTTTCTTGATTTTTGTTGCCTGACACATAACTTCTAACCGCGCCAATGGCTGGTACCATGTGGCCTATACCGTTGCCCGGAACTATACCAATGTAATACCCTAAATTTCTGTCTCCATTTGCAAAAACACACAGCACCTGAATGCCAATGTCTGGCGGGGTAAACCACATACCATATGAATTTTGATTGCCTGGATAAGAGCCAAAGTCGTTGTCAGCTGTTTTGCCCATTGGTGTGTATCCAAAGAACCCTGGCAAATAACTTACTGTGATCCATTTGGAACTGTCAGTTTTGTCAATACCAGCAAATGTTTCAATGTACACTTGCAAACGCCCTGCTCGTGTGGGGTCTGAATTGTTCATTACTATGCCCGAGAATGGGCCAAACTCTGCTGGCACACCTCCGCGGTCTAATTTGTAGTTTGTGGGACGACCTCTACTGCGTTGTACATCTTCTGACAAAGTTGCTCCTTATGCTTCTTTAACTATGGTTTGTGTACGCCCTGTGCTGGTATTTAATGGCACTGGAGAATTGGCTCTAAATGCAATGGATTCAACTCCAGAGCCCGTGGGTGCCTGTGGGTATGCTGATGGACCAACTGTATTATTGCTATTCACAGCCGCTGGTGGTGATACTGAACTACCGATACTGGCCAATTGTGTCGGAGCCGCTGGGATTGTGCCAGTGTTTGTAAATGCTGCCGAAGTTCTTATGTTGTTTAAATTATTATTGAAATTTGTTGCTGCTGTGGTCTCTCCAGTGTTCAAAGCTGCTGTTGGTGATTGTGCATTGGGTCTC